CATATTGCCGATGTTATTGCCATAATTTATTCTCCTACGGGTTTGCTGAATTTATTGGAATTCGAACAGCACCATCAGTGTAGTCATCTCTTCGTCTTCGACCAACTTGCTCATTAGCAAACTTCTGTACCTCTTGTTTATATTTATTTTCATACAAAGTCAACATGTCTATCGGGCCTTTTAAAAACCCATATGCCTCTGATAGACAGCAATATAATAGCCCATTTGGAAAGTTAAGACTAATATAATTAGTGTCATTATTTTCTAAAAGATCTGGCATTTTATTAAAATGAACTCTAAATCTATATGTTGTATTTGGTGTAGGAGCTACAAATATTCTTCCTGATGTAGTATCAGATTCTCCTGTAGCACCACCAAACATAGCATAATATTTAGGTTGACCTTGAGCTGCTGATGTTCCTGTAATATCTTGATACTCTTGAAGATATGTAACATCTTTTTTCTCTAACCATCTGTTAGCTCCTGTAATTTCAGATCCCGCAGTATCATAAACTTGTATGCCTCTAATAAATAAACATCCTGCTGGAGCATTTATAGATTCTTGTCCAGCAACAAAATTACCTAGTTGTTGTTTTCTATCTGCATCAATAGGCACATCTCTAAAAATTCTATACTGTGCATTTAAAATTATATTTTCTAAAACAGAGTCTGTTAAAACATTAGAATCTGTTTCAGTATAACTTCTAATTTGTGTTTTTAATCCTGATGCACTTAATCCAGCCATTATCCTGAAACCTCTCTACAATCTTCACAATTATTTCTATATCTTCTGTGACCTTTGCAATGTTTTAATTCTTTTAATTTTCCATCAATTTCAACATAAAGTTTAGTATCTGGTTCTTTTGAATGTAACATTACTTCATGTGGATCCATTTCTTCTTTAGGTGTAAACCAACCTTTAATTATATTTATAATGTGTTGTATCATGCGCTTACCGTTACGGGTCCTGCTGATGCAGCTCCGCCTCCTCCTTCTTCACTTATACTAGATGTTGTGCCTGTTGCAAAGGTATAATTATTGTCATCTACTTTAGTTATTGTGTATCCATTTGAATCATTTATTGTTGCTGCTGCAACACCACCAACGTTTAATGCGTCTCTAAATCGAACTGTATCTGATGTTGATCTACCATGATCGGGTTCATTTACAGATATTGTAGTTGATCCAGAAGTTGTTGTAAAAGCATTTAAAGGTAAAATATTAGGGACAGCAGTTTCTGTTCTATCCGGTCTAACATTACGCAAAGATATCGAATCACCATTCATAGGTTTTGGTTCTAATTGTGGTTGTTTTGGTTCAAACTCAGACACATGAACAAATGATCCATTCCACTCTCTAACCATTTCTTTATATGGAAACTCCATACCAGATCTATCTGATATTGCTCGTGCGTATTTTCCTGTTGCGTACTTTGCCATTATGCTCCTGGATAATAAGCTTTAGGCGTAATGTGTGTACTTGAAGCTGATCCATCCTCCGCTAATGCTCTTGCAAACTCATCTTCATAAGCTAGTTTTGTAGCTTGAATAAGTTGTGGTTGATATTTTTGTGATAAATAATATGCAAGTCCTGATACCATGCAAGGCACAAATCTAAATGGTACATCAGTTGCATTTGTATAATCTCCTACATCTTGTATTCTTTTTATAAAAAAGAAGTGCATATCTTTAGATGCATTTGTTGAATCTGGTGTTGGATAAATATGTATTGTAACTTTATCTATAAATCTTTCTACCCAATATTGATTAGGCGTGCCTTTAGATAATTTATTAGAGAATCCTGCATAAGTAGATCTATCTACCTTAGTCATTGGACTATCTGATTGAGTTGTTTGTGTTCTATTACTTCTTAACTGTGCTTCAAGAACATCGGATATTCCAAATACGCTTGCTGGATCTGTAGTTGTTGCTGACGTTCCATCATCACTAGATCTAAAAAAATCATAGTCTGCTTGACCCTCTATAAGATCTAGATTAGTTGAACCTACTTCCCAATAATGGATACCTCTATTACCCCATTCTTGAAGTAAGA